ATCAAAATCAACTTGAGCTTTTGCACTACCTTGAGTTTGGTTAGCAGGAGCACCTTCACCACCAGTTTCTTGAGGGAAAGTAAATAATCCTTGAGAGATTGTACCTACTGGTAACAAACTTCTAACGTGGATTTTACGAGAAGGTAAACCATAAACTTGGTTAGCATACTGACGTGGAATATCTCCAGTCAAGTTAACTGCTTCTGTCATGTTACCTACTGCTTTAGTGTCCATAATGAAAGAAGTGTTCTTCATTTCACCACGACCTAATTTTGCGATGTTGTCCGCATTCTTTTCAATTTGCTCACCTAAAGTGGCATTGAAACCTTTAAATTGATTTTCGTTCATTGTTTTACGATTGCTTTTTGCCTCTAATTTATCTGCAGCATCTTTAACTACAGAGATTTGAGATTTTAATTCTTCTAATTCAGTTTTTAAGCCTTCTACTGCTACTGCACTTTCAGCTTTTGCATTTTCGATTGCTCCAGATACTTCTGTTTTGATGCCTTCGAATGCACTTTTAATTTCTTCTACCATTAGTTGAAAATTTTAAATGATTGTAAATATTTGTTTACCTCTAATTCAATGGAAACCATCGGGTCATCTTCATCTTCCAATGCCTCATCTTCTGATTCACCTACTGGTTGCAACTCAGTTGGAGCATCTACTGGCGGTTGTTCTTCCGAAGCGACTGATTCATCCTCTTCCATCTCAGCGAGATATTGTTGTAATTGCTTGAGCTTTAACTCTAATAAACCAAAAGTTTCATCAGTATAGAAACCATTTCTCAATGACTTGATAGTTTTAGCTATCTCATCAATTAGAGTTACTTTGATTTCAGACTTAACCATAACGGTTGGCGTATTAGAATTGGCACCCCATAAAACTGAGGAACCTTCAAACAATTTAATTTCTTGAATCTCGTTATATCCAGATTTAGCTTGAGACTTTACAGTCTGGAATCCAATGCTATGTTCTGTGATATGACCTTCTTTATACAACTCATAAGTATCTCTACCTAAAGTCGTATTAGGCATCTTAACGATTGCCTTTAAACCAAATGCATCTTCTACCAATTCCTTTGGCTTAGATACTGGTTTGTCTGTAGAGTGGTTAAACAAGTGCCAGATTCTATTCTTGCCTTGTGGGCCATTCTCTTTAATAGACTTCGTAAATGAGCCTGGCATGATTACATCGCCATCGCTATCTACATTACCAAACGCAGAATAGTAAACTTCAATAGTTCTTGTGTCATCAGACATATCGACTGGTACACCACTTACTGCTTTCTTGTTATAAAAATTACTCATATATATTTGTTTAAGCAATAAACACAGTACAACATCTACAGTTACAATTATTCATTGCACCTCCGTTTGCATCATGTGCGTATTGCATCTCAATTACTCCTCTTTCTGGCGTATTCACAAGGAACGGCTGATTAATCGGTATTCTTACTCCTCCTGCATCTGGATTGGTTTGTCTATCCAATGTTCGATGCCAACTTCTGTACCTATTATTCTTAGCAGGATAATCTGCTGCCACCCATTGCTTCAGCAAAGGTATGTTAACAAATTTAACTGCACCCATCATACCAGCACTTAATGCTTGATGTGATTCCGTTCTTGCAATCAGCAGACTCCTTGCGTTGTTAATTTTCCCTTCTTGTAGGTTTTTAATCGCAAGTGAATTAACCTCGTTAAGACTCAAGTTATTTTCTTGTCCGTATCTAATAGAGCCGTTCAAAATCCTTGTAATCTCATTCTTGGTAGTATTTTCAATTCCGTACATCTTAGTTCCACTATAGGTTGTCCAATAAGACAACATAAAGGCTAACCATTCATCCATGATGTTCAGAGGGTCTAAATCTACTGATTCTTCTTTTTTATACTTGTCAAATATCTTTTGGTACGTCATGGCAGTATATCCGCCAGTCGTCTCGTACAAAGTTCGTAAAATATTATTAATATTCTTTCCGTCAAATAATGCGTTCTGATTATTGACAGTTTGCTGTGCTCCATAATCCTTAACCAACTGAGCAGCCTTGTCAAAGTCAGATTGTAAAGCAGCCAATATTTTAGGCTGATACTCTCTTACTGATTTCCTTGCAATCTTTTGCTGCAAAGCGAACTGCTGAGAAGGAGTGACTATTTTAGCCATTACTTTACTGGTGGTATGTTATAATCTCCTTGTTGCTGAGCATTTGTAGGGTCTTGTAACATTGTAAGCTCATCAATAGGTAAGTAACCTGCTGGGATAAATACTTCATCCATAACTGGGTCTAAAGAAGTATCGTAACGCATTGCTGCTCTTTTCTCATTAGGGGTAATCCACCAAGACTGAGATAAGATAGCAGAAAGCTCCTTCATGTCCTCTTGTAACTCTGGGAACACAGTAATATCGAAATCGATATAATAGCCATTACCAATCTCTACTGCAAAGAATCTATTGAAAGCATCACGAAGTGCTACTAATTCTGGAAGTACTACTTGCGTAAGCATTTCCTTCTTAGCTTCTTTCATATTGTTATAAGTCTTGTTATCTGGGTCGTTAAACAACGCAGAGTTTACACCGTACACATTACAAAGTTCTCTAAGAGTAACTTTCTCAGATTCTAATAACTGAAGGTCGATAGGGGATAATCCCATGTTAACCCATCCTAATTTAGCACCAGCAATCAAAATCTTACCAGCGTTCTGTACGATTTGTCCTTGGCTCTTAGTTCCGTATTGATTGTAAAAATCTTCTTTTAACTTACCAGCTTCTTCTTGTCCAAAGTTGTTAGACTCATCAGCATACAAGATACCTTTAGGGCCTTGATTCTGCAACATACCAACCGAAGTGTCCTTCGCATCATTGGAACGCTGAACAGTTCTGTAAGCAGCTTGTAATGGGCTTAATCCGTATAATTGGTTTCCGTTAGTGTCAAAGTAAGGGTTGAAGTATTTTAGATGGATTACGTCTTTCGCATCTAAGAAATCCCATCCAACAAGTGTAAAAGAATAACCTTCAACCCCATTGATAGTACCATCAGAAATGATGGCCATGTATTGCGGAGGGAGCACGACTAATTCTTGAACTTTACCGCTTTCTAATCGGTTAGCCCAAACAAATGAATTGCCGCAAATAAGTTTATAACCAATAACGCTTTCAATAAACTCGGAAAGAGATTGATAAGGATTTGGTTTTTCTAATAAATCGTTCAATGGGGAATCTGCAATCTCGCTAATTGCTTTTACTCTAATCAATTCAGCTTTAGCTAAGTCTTGAGTAGTAGATGAGTTTTTAGTCATCGATGTATAGCGGTTAAGTGACTTCTTGTCCTTTACCTTGTAAACGTAAAATGGTACAGTAGATACAGTTTTAGAGATACGCTTTATGATTGCGTAGACCTCACTATTGTTCTCGTAGTCAAGTACGAATTTTCTTTGGTTAAGTTCTGGGTATAAAGTTCTTCCAGCAAGTAATCCGCCAAAATCAGCAAATGGGCTCGTAACATTTATCATTCCGTTGGGAACTGTTGCCTTTTGTTGAAAAGGGTTAATTGCTCCGAATATGTCATTTAATTTCACGCTATATGATATTTTTACAAAAGTAACAAATTTTTAGCCTACACTACCCAACCTCTTTTCGGTTTGGCAAATTTTGAGTATATGGCATACCTCATGGCATCCATCAAGTGGTCTCTAAACTTAACTGGTTCATCCAACGTATTGCCATCGTTGTCAGTTTTCCATTTATAGTTTTTAAACTCATCCAACAAATCTAAGGAATCGCTTTTAACTATCAACGGAAATGACTTTACCTTGTTGATACCAGCAAAAACATCTTTAACAGCCGATTTAAGGCTAAATCCAGCCTTATTAATCTCAGCTATGGTCTTTGGTTCAGCAGCATCAGCAAATATCTCTGTACGCTTGTCAAAGCCAAAAGACTTTAACCTATCGATAAGTAGCGAGGTTGACATTTTAGTTTCGTAGATGAGTTGCTCCACAAACATCTCGTTGTCGAAGTGTTTGATTCGCACCAGTGCGGTTTGATTGTTGTAGCCAAAATCCAGTCCATAAAATATTTCTCCTCCTTCGGGAAAGTTTCGTCTGCGTTTCCAATGGGTATAAATAGTTGCTTCTGATATTGCTCTTTCACCTAAACCATAAACTCTCCAATATTCATGGTCGGCATCCTTAAGTCTCTCAATCTCCTCTACCAAAGATTTCTCAAGGAATGGGTTGTCTTTGTAGGTAGTGATGGTAAAGTCAGTATCTTCTCTGGTAATTACCTTGTCGTATATCCAAGAGTAGTAATCTGAAGGGTTATAGTCAATTACAATCTTTTCTGTGGTTCTTAGTGCTAACTGCATCCAAGATTCGTAGTTAACCTCGTTGGCCTCGTTAATGAACAGATAGTTTCTTTTACGACCTCTTATTTTTTGCGGCTGGTCTGTAGAGACAAACTCTACGGTATTGCCTCCTAAGAAGTAAAGATTTTCTGACTTGTTGTGCTTTTCTTCTGAGTATAGGCCATATTTCGACAGAATTTCTATAAAGTCTCTCATTACTGAGCCTTTTATGGATGGCAACGATGAACGGCAGATAGTTAGTGTCTTCCCTTTTTCTTGTAGCAATTTTACGATAAACCAGGTTAATACATTGTAGGTTTTGCCAGACCTTGTTCCGCCTTGCATAACAGATATTTTTTTTTGGCTGTTTTGCAGTATTTCGAAAACGATGTTTGTGGTTACGTTCATAGGGCATTAGGAAAAAATTAAAAAATTGGCTTTGGTAAAGCGAAACTAATACTTTTTGGTTTTATAGAGGGTAGGCCCCTAACATAAGTCAGAAATGGCGTTTTTTGACACATATTCTAATTTTGGTAGTATTACTACTTATTTAGATACAAAGTTTACCAATAGAAAACTTTATCAACCAATAAAAGGTTATTTATCAATCATTACTCCTCGAACTCATCTTGGTCGTTCATATCTAACAACTCACCTTTACTATGGTCATATAATGGAATCTCTGGTATCTCGGAAGCCAATGTGGCTGGAACAGTAAAGCTGTTATCTTTCTGAGTATCGAAGTTTATTATATTCTCATCACCATCAAGTTGCTTCTGCAAGTTAGGTAATTCCGATGGCTTCACTACGTTAACCGTAATCTGCTTCACCACATCGCCTTCATGAGCAACCTCAGTCTTTTCAATGTACCCTCTTCTCTTGCCCTTAGTCTTTAACAAGAACATAGTAGCTAAAGTATCACCCTTAGTAATCCTCTCCATCAACTTGTGCTCCCCCCAATCCAACATAATCTCCTCTGGCTCTATTTCAGCCAAAGCCTTCTTAAACTCATTATCATTCTTCATCCAATTCTGATACATAGTCCTACTAATCCCACACGCTTGACAAGCAATGGTAATATTCCCAAAATTCTCCCTATAAGCAATGATAAATGCTTCTTTCGTTATGTCCTTAAACTCTGCGTTCATATTATCGGTTTTTGGTTGGCGTTCTAATAGACACAATACTCACTACCTTATCTACCTTGATGTTGTTAAACCCAAGCCAGTTCCCACACTTCCTACACTCAAACTGCACCTCCCTAATCTGACTGGTCCAAACATACTCCTCCTGGACAACACCACATTTGCACTTATAGTTTCTTTTTGCACAAGTATCTTTCATAGAAGTCAAAGCTACAACTATTAATTGAAATATTAAAATTGGTGAAAACAATGTTTTATATCAAAAATGTGAAGGGCACATCGGTGGTACAACATTGATTACACGAATTAAAGGGGTATGGGGTATATGGTATAAATTAACATACATAAACGATTGATAATCAATAGTCGAATTGTCTTATAATTACCATTATGTTAAATAAGGTACTTATTGGGCTGTAATTGGTACTATATTTATACATACAATTTGTTACCCTACCATTTACGGAACATAACAACCGACACACAATTAAGGGCTAACACGAATTTAATACCGTTGGTAAAGTAGTCCCTATTTATTATAATATACATTATTTATTTTATTATTTATTATATCTTATATTATATATTATATCTTGTATTATATAATATACATTATAAAATGTATCTTATATTATAAAATACATACCGACCAATTAAAGGCGGTAAAGTTTCTTTACTATTGGTATAAAAACGTACCAAAATATTTTTAATAATATTTAATCTTTTTTTTGTTTATTTAATATTTGGTATTTATCTTTACTATGTCAATAACGACAAACAAAACAAAAACACAACACAATGCAAACAATTTCAAACATCTTATTGGTTGCCGAATTAGTTTTATTTAGCTTATTCATGGCAAACGTTGGTAAATTATTAATCCACCTATTAATTAAAGAAAATGCAAACAATTAGCCTTTTTGAATTTATCGCCTTATTTATTGGCGGTATATTACTTTACACATTAGCCAAAACAATTTGGCAAGAACTAACACAATACAAAAAATAAAACCTTTAATCATGTACATAATAAAAATAAAAACAAAAGTAAACGGAGCCTTTGAAATTGCATATCATGAAAATATAAGTATAAATAACCCTAAAAACGGGGCTATTAATACTTATGTTGAGCATATAACAACAGACAAAAAAAAGGCTTTGCAATTTTTCGATAAAGAGGAGGCCCAAAGATTAGCTGTATTTTTTAAGTATTCACAATATCGAGTAATAAACAAATAAAACCTAATACAATGACAAACACACAAACACAACAAAAAGAGTTTACTTATTTTATTGACCAAAAAATAGAGCTTTGGACAAGGTCAACAAAACACATACAAGCCGAGACGCAAGAACAAGCCGACCAAATAATACAAGACCAAATAAAAGAGGGCATAATTTACGAGGACTTAGACGATTATGAATATTTATACGATACACATAGAGACCTCGATATTATCGAAATTTTAAACGAACAAGGAAACGTAATAAAATAACCTAAATAAATACAAACACAATGAAAACAAAATTTAACAACAGCGAACTTACACACGTTTGGGCTAATCAAACTCAAACACATGGAACGGGCTCCAATATGTTTTTTGAATATGGTAGTATATATTCATACGGCTACCATTTCAAACTTGCTCAACACATGACAAACCATAACGGACAAAAGTGCGTTCTATTTAATGATAAGCACTACTCCAATACTACCTCAAAACATCAAAGCCTTGTTTGGCGTTCTATTCCCGCAAATGTTCATTTTTTCAAAGTAAAAACAATTTTCGAGGATATTAATTTAGCGTCAAACGCACATTTGGAAAACTTAAATAATTATTTAGAATATGCCGAGGAGGCAAAAAAGAAAGCAATAACGGCAACTAAATTAAAAAACGGGTTTATAGAACAAACAAAAGTATCTATTGGCGTTTTTGATAATTATAAAGCGTTTTTTAGTTTAGATGGTTTAGTATTTGAATATCAAACTATAAATAAAAGATATTCCGATATTGTTAATTGGTTGCATGATTATCAAGAGTCAAAAGAGTTTAAGCAATGGCAAATAAAACAAGAGGAAAACAAAAAGAAAGCGGAGGCAAAAGCACTAATTGACGCAAAGGAAAAAATTGAGGCTTTCCGCCAATTTAAAATATCGTCAATCTATGCCAATTTAGGGCACTATTTATTAAGATACAACAAAGAAACGGACAATATTGAAACAAGTGGAGGCGTAAAAATGTCTAAAAATGTTTTTATATTGGCTTATCAACGTCTAAAAAATAATACTTTGCAAATAGGCCAACACGTTGGAGACTTTACATATAACGGCATAAAAGACGGCTTTTTGTCGGTAGGTTGCCATAAAATTAAGATTGACGAGGTTGAGAATTTATTGCCTCAATTAGGTTAACTGACGAGGCTTGATATTAGCCGAAATTGCGAGAGCTACCGTACAAAGTGCGGGGTTATTTTATACAAAATGTAAATTAACGGCTCGCAATATTAACCAAATTAAACACAAAATGTTTACACGCATCAACAACGACACAAACGGAAACCCTCGTTTTGTTGTTCATTATTTGCAATTGGCTGACAGTTACGAAAGGGCCCTTTATTTGGGCCGTAAATTAGGAGGCCGTAAGTTTCACAATAAACAATATGGCGGAGGCATTGCGTTTCAATCTTATAATACCGAGCAATTAGCCGAAAGGATAGCCGAAATAAGACAAAACGAATATTTGGCAAAATAAGCCGAATTAAGACGCTAAAATTTTTAACCATGCAATGATATTAAAAACATATTAGAGGCCGAAAATAAGCCTATAAAGTGCCTTTAATAGCGTTTTAGCTATGCTTTGCCATTGCATATCGGTAAAAGCTGACTAAATGTGCTATAAAGTACCCTTATATAGTGCCAAAAATCTGCCAAAAACCCTCTAAAAATCCCCTAAAAATCTGTGACAAAAACTTTTTACGGACAAAAATCTTTTACCATTTAACAAAAAATTAACTAAAATAAATGAAATTATAACAAAAAACCTTTAATTTTACCAAACTAAACCAAAACAAATGCACCAATTAATTACCCTAACCCATCCAATGAAGTGTGCCATAACTGGTATTCTTATTGACAAAGGCGAACAAGCCTACTACAATCACGAGACAAAAAACTGCATACACCCATTGGAGTATGAAAGTAACATGAGCAAAGCTAAAATAGGAGACCCAAAAACTTATTTCAGCCGATTATCTAAACTTAACACCAAAAATCCTTAGATATGCCATTTTCTACTTGCTGTGGAGCTCACACCAACTACCCAGAAATTAATCTATGTCCAGAGTGCTTAGAGTACTGCGACTGGGAAGATGAAGAAGAAACAAACGAAGAAACAACAACAACACCAAAAAACCCATAACATGAAAAACCTACAATTTATCGAAGAACTCGACTTTTTACTTAACGAAACTTTTTATTTTACCAGACAAGACGGAATGATTGTCTCTGGGTCAATGTCCAAAGATTATGATAAGGCGTATTCAATATACAGCAACATGATTAAAGGACAACCTAAGAGCCAAGAGAAAGTCTTGTTCGAGGTACTAATCCCATCAAACTAAACAAATGAATCAAAAACTATCCCTTGAACAAAAGAAGAAAGGCATCAAAGAAGAGTTTACTTATGTAAACAGCAACGGCAGAATCTCAAAACAATACACCTACAAAGGCATGATTATCAAATGGGATAACATGATATTAAATGGTAAGTGGTTTTACTGGAGACATAGTTATTACGCTTCTCTTGATGCTACTATACAAGGAATAGACCGACACTTAAAAATTTATAACAAAAACAAATAAACATGGAAAACCAAGAAACACAATTAGTAGAAAGAGAATTAACACCTATTTTCCCTTGTGAGTGGTGCTTTAAGTTTGGCGATAACGAGCCACAAGTATTTGCAGCAACTAACGAAAAGATAGATGGTCAAGAACCAGCTATTAGATTAGTACTTGCTAATACAGAAGAGACAACTGTAACATTCCAAGACGGAGATAAGGCGTTCACATTATTCTGCAGACCATTAACAGAAGCAGGTCAAGTATTAATTAACCAAAACAACCAACTACAAGATGATTCAAGTAACGGATTATAGAGCAATGCTGAGACATGGAGACATGAAAAAAATCTGTGCTATCACTGGACTTTCACCATACCTATTAAAGACAAGATTAGAGAAGCACGATTACGAGACAGTTGAGATAGTAAAAACTTACTATGCAAACAAGTTAAAAGCACTAAAAAACCAAATCAATGACTATAGCGAAATTTAGAATGACACGCAAGTCTTTACTAAAACCAAAAAACTATGAGGTAGATAAGGCAATAGTAGACAATGTAATTAATCATGCGGCTAATGTTTTTAAGATAAGGCCTATTATGATTACAAATAAAGGCAGATATAGAGAGAATGTACTTGCACGAAATATGTGCTTTTATATCCTTCATGTTCACTATAAACAAAAATCTGCTCAAATAGCTCCTTACTTTAAAAGAGATAGGACAACAGTTTTACATGGCATAAACACTTTTGCAAATGATGTTGAAGTAGTGCCATATTACATGGAGAAGTATATGGAAGTAAGAAAGAAGATTAAGGTACCTAAATTATATTCAGACAAATAAAAACAAACACTATGTATTCTACATTTCACCAACT